GCACCACCAGTAGGAGTGCTATTCGGTGAGATACCGATAGCACCATGCTTCGCAATCGTACTAGTCGTCTGGTCATCATCACTAGTAGCAGTATCACTGTCCAAGTCTGCTACAGAAGCACTATTAGCAATAACGATACTAAGACCACCAACGTCAGTAGAACCAACGACGACGGTTCCAGTACTTACACCTGAAGTAGCAGTGGTGACGACTGAGTGAACCTCAGTAATCTGACCAGCAACCGGCGAAGGTACTACAACGTCCGTACCAGCAGCATACCGAACAGCATCAACTTCGACGCTAACGGCAATAGGATCAACTGGGAACGAAACATCGTCCTCAGTGTAGCTAATAACCTTCTCAGCCTTATAGGGAAGACCAAGACGATTATACCAGCCAACGTCAAGAGTTGAACCACCAGTACCAGCAGTACAAGAGGTGCTATCAACGTACTTAAACGCCTTCTTACCAAACAATACCGTAGTGCCGCTGAGGGTAAAGTCTTCTTCAATTCCCTGACCAAGATAGTCACGACCAATAATCGTCACAACCTGGTCCGTAGAAGCATTGCCTGTACAGGTAAGACAACGACCATAAGTCGCGTCAATCTGACCAGCAATTGAAGTTAGTGAAGTCGAGCTACCATCGAACGTTGTTTTATAGTTAGCACTAGTATGGATATCACCGCCACTAGTACCGACTGTAACGCCATCCCAAATACCATCTGCATCAAGAGCAGCAGGGGCACCAAGACTGACAATGTGAGTACCTTCGACAACATCAGCAGCAAACTCCATGTTGGGAGTGTACTGAGAAATGCTGCGAGGATAATAGTCGCCAAGAACCTTAGTCATAGTTTTTCTCCATTAGGTTTGGGCTACACGGGAAGATCTGGAACGATTAGATACTTGCTCCGACTTTGTTTTAAGACTGGTATTAGTCATTGGACCAACATCATCTCCAGTCTCCATATTCACAAGGTGCGGGTCATTCAAGAAACCTTGTCGTTCCATCTCTTCTTCGGTCCATACATGTATAGACGAGCCACTAGGAAAGTAGACCATCCATCCGGCATCGCACTTCTCGGTGGTATACTCAAAACCACCGAGAAGCTTGCCTTTGTCATCCGACTTAGGTCTGGCAAAAGTCCGATCCATCTTTCCTGCCAATTTCTCAACCTCAAAACGAGGCTTAATGTTTTCTTTCATCCCCTTACTCCATCAATCAAGAGTTAATCAGTACCGCATGGGTACGGAACGACTTCCACAAGCACCACTGGCCTTGCCAGACAATACGACGGCCATGAGCATCAATCGTCCAAGGGGCGACCAATTCCTTAACCTTCATATTAACGTGCTTGAGAATGTGTAGACGTAGGTACTTCGAGTTAATAAAGAAGACCTTATTAACTGGGCAGTCTTCGTCGTACATCATGGGAATGTTCTGATGCTTGACACCAGAGAAACCCAAGTCCATCATCTTCTTACCAGAGTTAGACTCTGACAGGTTGATGACGACCTTATCACGTACCGCAGTACGGTAGTGCCGATACAGGTTACGACCAGTAAGCATGACATCTGGCTTGTCGCCCTTGAGCGTCAAGTCCATGAGAATGTCATCAAACGCTTCCTCGATATTCGTGCTATCAAGGTTGCCATTGAAGTCATAGGCAGAAGTCCGCCACTGAGTTTCATTAGCACGGTTGATATTACCGACAGTACCACTTGTAGGATCATCAGGAATAAGAAGACCAAGACCCTGGGGGTCTGTACCAGCGCCCGAAGCGTACAGGTACTCAGAGAACTTCTCTTTAATGCTCTCTTCGAGAACATCAATCTTAGCTTTCATCAGCTTAAAGATTTGAGCAGCGCCCTGATTTTCATCTTCTTCCTGATCCGAGATAACGACAGAACCAGCAACACGCGCCCAGTTATAAGTTACAGTATCGAACTCATTTGTCTGGGTGATGGGCTGTTCATCGTAATACTCGTAGGAAGTGATGTTGGGATTACGACCCAAAGTAAGTGGGTTCGTAATTTCGTGACCACCATCTTCAAACTCAACGCGATTATTCGCAAAGGCCCAAGCCATAAGAGCATTAGACTTAATCGAAGCAAGAATCAGCTTCTTACGCGAACGAGTCAACGTAGAATTGAGAACGGTGGCAATAGGTGTTGAAGCCATCTAATTCTCTCCTATGTTATACCAGCCTCGACCATAGCTTGACGAATAATGTCATCAGTCGAGGTATCAATTGTTGCTACCGTTTCGTTGCCTCTTACGTTACCGCTTGAGACGTTTCCATCGGGTAGCTGTTGCTGCGTATTCTGTGCACTATTATGACTTGCTTGAACTTCAGCTTGCAAGTCTTCTAGGGATTTCGTCCAATCTAAACCTTTTTCAAGGTAAAAGTTTCGGAGTTTGAAGTACGCGGCTTCTGGTGATAACGTAGGTTCATTCTGAATTAGCCGGGCTAATGAACCGTGGTGAGGCGCGCCATCAGGATACTTCGCAGTAAACTCGTTGAAGATTCCTTGTGCGGTACTATTTGCCTCTTGTGTGTCAACTCTTGCCTGATGCTCACCAATGAGCGGCTGAAGAGCGGTATCTAGCATCTGTTTCATGGCACTCATATCAGCGCCACCAGAGCTGATCTCGTCTGTATTATGACCTGAAGCCTGTGCTTGTGTCAACATATATTTGACCGTACCGATGGGGTCTTTTTTCCATGCGGCAACGATTTGTGCACCTGTTGAGACTTCTTCTGGTGATAGACCGTACTGTGTGCCAACTGTTCCTGCCTTATTAATGGCATCTAGTTCCCCCTGGAGGGATACTGTTCTACGTTCAGCGGTATCGGCTCGATGTCGTTCTCGTTGAGCAGTTTCATAGAACCTTCGTTCTTTTCCGCCTGCTGCAACAACATTTCCTTGTGCATCTCTGAGGTCTTGGGGACCACCAGATGCTTGCTGTTGCTCAGTTCCACTGCTCTGCTCAGTACCTTGTTCACTACTGGCTGAAGGTGTCGCTTCTTCAGTGTTCTCTTCCGTTCCCGTAGCTTCCCCGTCAGTACTTTCGCTTGCAGTCGGTTCATTACCTTCTCCGATACTATCCATGATCGCTTGATCAGTCGTGATTACTTCTTCTACTTCATCAGCCATTGTTCATCCCCTTTACTGGATTTGCTGAGGTTGCGGTGGTAGTTGCTGTTGCTGAGGTGGTTGTTGCTGTTGCTGTTGCTGTTGTGCCTGCAACTGCTGAATTGCCGCTGCTAAGGCTTCTTTAGGTGATACTCCAGACTGAATTGCCGAGGCAACTTGTTGTTTAATCTCTGGAGGTAGTTGTGCCAGAAGTTCTTGTAGTTGTTCTGGACTTGCCGTTCCTGCGTCTGGGCCTTGTGGTTGTTGTGGCTGTGCCTGACCCTGGCCCTGGCCTTGGCCCTGTTGAGCTTGTTGAGCAATCGCCTCTTTGAGCGCAGTCCAATCCTCTTCACGCATTGTAACTTCGTCAAAGGCTTTCTCCATTACCTGAAACATCATAGTTAAAACTGGCCCAGGAGCGGCATTGACGAACTGACCTAATACTTGCCCAAACTCAAGTGCCTCTTCCTTCTTTGCAGCACTTGTAGGCTTCTTAGTAGAACCACCAACAACAGTCATGGATAACGCAGAGACTTCTTCTGGAGACATATTCTCCCAGACTTCTTGTGCCTCCGTGCCAATCAACTGAACAACCTGTTCAACTGGCATGTTCATAAGACACAACTGAGCAATGCCCCAATAGATTTGTCCCATCCAATCTTCAATCTGATCAGCTTTCTCATCTACACGCATATTAGCGGCTTGGGAATTTGCGGCGACAGCGGCCTTATTCGTGTTTGTCTTAAACTGTTCACCGCGAAGGACTGTCCCTACTGAGGAAATACGGTCAATAGCCGTGTAATGTCCTTCTTTATCAAACATCTGTTGGAATTGAATAGACGGGGGAGGAATACTGAAGACTAGATCGCCCATTTTAGTGTCAGGAGGAAGTTTAATGCCTCTAGCAGTACCATCATTACCTGATAGCACAGCCTCAGCATCTTCACGATTGATCATCGATTCATTGTAGAAGATGTTACGACGAGCCCACAGTCTTGTGCGTCGTGCTTCATCTGTAATCTCGTTGATAGCGTCCTGTTGATCTAGATAGTAAGATACCTCACCTTTAGTCAATGGTCCTTCAGGACTTTCAAAGAACGTCAAGGCGTAGAATGGGAAGAACGTATCAAGTTGTAGTGGATTGTCCCATACCCAAATGGGCCAAGTCCAATCTTGAGAGTTGTACATCAATACACGCTGTGTAACTCGGTCCCATACCTTGTACACCTTCGTCATCTTCGCCTTCTCGAAAGCTTCTGTATCAGAGAAGCCAAAGTCATTCAT